TTTACCCTACCAGACGGAACTCTGCTGGTGGATCACCTGAGAAAGAAAGGAATCAAAGAACTCGGCGAATGCACACCAGAAGCAAATCCTCCGAAAGGAACCTTCGCTCATCACGTCAAGAACGTAGAACGAATCATGTGGGAGGAACGGTTCCCAGAGTATTCACAGTGGAAGCGTGACTGGTGGAACAGTTACCAGAAGTACGGTGCCTTCAAATTCAAGACTGGATTTGTGTGTGCCGGCGTCTTCAAACGAAACGAGGTTCTGTCGTACGCCATCCAGGGAACCGCCTTCCACTGGCTACTCTGGTCGATGGTTCAAATCCACCGCTGGCTTCGCAAGAACAAAATGCAAAGCTGCATCGTAGGGCAGATCCACGACAGCATGGTCATTGATGTGGCTGAAGACGAACTAGATGAATTCCTAGCCAAAGCAAAGCAGGTGATGACTTCAGACATCTGCGACCACTGGGAGTGGATCAACGTCCCGCTAGAGATCGAAGCAGACGCAAGTCCACTAGGTGGTAGCTGGGCGGAACTGAAAGAGGTGCCATTGAAATGACCCACAAGGAACGCATTAGGCGAACGCTAGCCTGTGCATCCTACTCCTGCCCTGGAATGCCCCACCCGAAGCAAAGACGGCCGCTTGAACAGTGTGCTAAAGTGGCTATCGTGGGTTCTCCTACGGTGGATACGTTCCATTGGCCGTACCTGTGCAAAATGCTCGACCGGGCTACGTTCGGTCTGGTCGAACCTACCATTCTGACGTTCGGGTATTCAAAGCGAGTCATCGACCAGTTGGTGAAGAGGTGGTGTAGCCTCAACTGGTATGTGATGATGGTCTACTACTTGGACCACGGCAGGGCTAAACCCACCAATGCGTTCGACCATCGCGTCGAGCAAATGTGTGCTGATGCTGACTACTTGATTGTCTTTCAGGATGATGATGTTGAAGATCGACTGGTAAATCGAATGACCACTCAGGCTAGGAAAGTCGGAGTCAAGATCAAAAAGTTCAACATCTAAAGGGGAACTAATGTTAGTCCTGTCCCGTGAAGTGGACCAAGTTATCTTGATCGGAGACGACATCGAAATCCTAGTCGTCAAAATCGAACGATCATGTGTCCGCCTGGCTATCAAAGCCCCAAGACACATCAAAGTTGATAGAAAGGAAATTCGACTCAGAACACAACAGAGTAAAAACGAAAACCAATAAGGAGACGCATCTGGTGACAGAAGAACTCTACAAGCGTTACAGGCCAAAAACACTTAAGTCTGTCGTAGGACAAGACGGACTCGTCAAAGTTTTGTCAAAGAAACTGAAGTCGAATAGCTTACCACACTCGATCCTTTTCAGCGGTCCAAGTGGTTGCGGCAAAACCACACTAGCTCGCATCCTGGCTTCGGCTATGGAATGCTCAGACACCGACCTGGCCGAGATGAACTGTGCCGACATTCGTGGCATCGACGCGGTGCGAGACATCCGCAACGTCATGCCCCTGTCTCCCATAAGCGGGAACTGTCGAGTCTGGATTATCGACGAAGCACACAAGCTAACGTCTGACGCACAAAACGCTTTCCTCAAAATGTTGGAGGATACACCTTCCCACGTCTACTTCTTCCTCTGTACAACTGAAGCTCAGAAGATCCTCAAGACAATCAAAACGCGGTGCTTCCCGGCAAACGTCAAATCGCTCACGGACAAGGAACTTCGTGTACTGATTGACCGCGTGGTGAAGGCTGAGGGGTTGGAAGTCCACACTGAGGTGATCGACAAGATCATCTTGCTATCGGAGGGGTCGGCCAGACAGTCCCTAGTTCTTCTGGAGAAGGTGTCGGACCTGACCGACACCGACGAACAGATCGACGTTCTGGAGAAAGCCGACCAGGACAAAATGGCTATCGACGTGTGTCGAGCCATGTTCAATCTGAAGACCACCTGGGAGGAAATGGCGGCGATTATCAAAAACGTAGACGTGGACGCCGAGAAGGGCCGCCGCGCCGTTCTCGGATACGCCAATTCAATCCTACTGGGCAAGGCGAAGTTTCTGTATCGACGAGCGTTTATCGTCATGCAGGTGTTTCGCGACAACTGGTTCGATTGCGGCATCCACGGACTGACTGTGTGTGCCTACGAAGTATTCCACTCCAAGTAGGAGGATGAGTTGCTATAATAGCCGGAGGAATTCATGAACAACACTGAAACTGATGAAGAGGAACTCAACGAGTCTCTTCTGGAGATCGACCAGTACCGTCTGGATCGCGAGTGGCTTCTTCAGCCCAAGCGGGTGATGAAGTACGCCACCATGTTGGCAGACGCCAAGAAGGAGATGCTAGAACACAAGGCGGCTCTTGATCTGGCCGAGGCGGAACTCGAATTGAGCATCCGCAAAGACCCAGATGATTTCGGTCTGGAGAAGATCACTGAGGCAATCGTCAAAGCGGCAGTTATCGTACAGCCGCGATACCAGAAAGCACTCAAGAGGTACAATAACTCTCGGCACCGGGTAGATGTTCTCAGTGCCCTGTTGGAAGCTCTACAACATCGCAAGAAGGCTCTGGAGGATCTAGTTACCCTTCACGGACAGAACTATTTCTCCGAACCTCGGGCAAAGGTCGAAGAACGTAGCAGTCTAGAGGAACAGACAAAGAAGGCTGTTCGCAACAAAGGCGTCAAGAAGAAAGAGGAGTAGTGCGGCATGGCACCACGCAGCAAACGTGAGAAGCGGACGGTTTCCGCCCGTCAGCGAGTGACCGACCACCAGTCGGGCATGAGCCTGACAAGCATGATCGTACCAGAAGGCAAGTCGATCTTTCAGATCAAGAAGGCCGGCATCGTGACGCTGGACTTTCTTCCCTACGTCGTGAAGGGGAAGCTGAACCCCTACGCGAAGGAAGGTAGCCTCCACTTCGAGCGGACCTACTACGTCCATCGTGGTGTCGGGGCGGAGAACTCCAGTTACGTCTGTCTGCGGCGGACCTTCAAGAAGAAGTGTCCGATCTGCGATCACATCGCAGTTCTGTCCCGCGACCCCGACGCGGACAGCCAACTCATCAAGGGGCTGGCTCCGAAGGAGCGGCAACTATTCAACGTCATCGACCTCAAGGACAAGGACAAGGGCGTCCAGCTTTTCGAGTATTCGCACTGGAATTTCGGTAAGGTTCTAGACGCGAAGATCCGTCGATACGATGACGGCCGGTATGATTTCTTCGCCGATCTCGAACAGGGACTCTCGGTCGAGATCGAGTTCGATGAAGAGAAGATGGGAGGATACACCTTCTACAAGGCGGCAGGAATCACCTTCATTCCGCGACGCAAGGCATACAGCGAAGACATTCTCGAAGAGGTGATCTGTCTCGATGATGTGCCTCGCGAGTTCGGGTACAAGGAACTGAACGAAATCTTCCTTCAAAAGGGCGAAGACGAAGACACGGACGAGGAAGAGGAAGACGAAGACACGGACGAGGAAGAGGAAGACGAAGAGGATCTGCCCCCCAAGAAGAAGCCGACCAAGAAGGTCGATGAAGAGGAAGATGAGGAAGACGAAGACGAAGACGAAGACGAGGAAGTGACCGCCAAGCAGAAGGGTATCAAGGTCGATACCTGGGTCAAGCACAAGAAGTTCGGGAAGTGCAAGGTCGTTCATGTGTCTGGCGATGGTACCTCTCTTCGTCTGGTGGACGAATTCGGTGAGATGCGCAAAGCAGTCGCTCCTGCTGACTGCGAGGTTCTGGTCGGAAAGAAGCCGATCAAAAAGAACGAAGAGGAAGAAGACGAGGAAGACGAGGACGTAAAGCCGAAGCGTAAGCGAGGCAAGAAGGAGGAAGAGGAGGAAGACGAAGAGGAAGATGACGAGGAAGACGAAGAGGAAGATGACGAGGAAGACGAAGAGGAAGAGGAAAAACCCAAGAAGGGCAAGAAGCCTAAGCCCAAGGTGAAGTCCAAGAAGGACGATGACGATGATGATGATGGGTGGGAAGACTAACTAATCTCCTCGTGGGAGCCCTGTAGAAACAGATAGCCTAGATAGATAAAAGACAAAGG